TATCCGCAGATGTCACAGGTACCATCACGGCTACCGCAGGTGACCAGTGGTGGGAAGTGATGCGTGGCCTTCAGGTTGACGCTGACCTTGCGGACTATGATGGCCCCATCCATCTAGTTGTTCCTCCGGCTACTTACGATGCCACTTTGTTTGCTCAGGCGGGCGCTACTGCGGCTAACCCATTCCTGTTTGCCGACAAAGACCACACCTTTAGTCAGGCAGGTGGAGCCAACCGTGACGCTACGTTGAGCTTGCGCTCAGTGCAAATGCACATGTCGAACCTCATTCCTCAGTCTAATGACACTGCTAATGCAGAAGTCAAAGCTAAGTACCGCGCTGATTACAGCACTGTCCTTGGTATTGCTTGGGGTAACGAAGGTGTCGGTACGGTCAAACTTATTGGTATGGGCATGGAGCAAACCCGTGACGTTCGACGTCAGGAAGACTTCATGGTAGCCAAGATGGCTGTCGGACATGGTCCTCTGCGCAACGAAATCTGCTGGGAAGTAGCTAACACTTAATCCCGCAGACCCTTTCGCACATACCTCCTCCTCGTGTGCGAGCCCCGGGGTCCCCTTGGTTAACTCCTTGGGGACCCCATTTTTTCATAAGGTATGACCATGGCCCTACTACTAGCTCACATGAGCAAACTCGATGCGGTCAATCAGATGCTTAGGTCAATCAATGAGCAAGCCGTATCTTCGCTGAATAGTGGACAGATTGACGCTGAACGTGCTGCGGCTGTACTGGATGAAACATCTCGTCGTATCCAAGCCCAAGGGTGGCACTCAAACACTAGGCGCAACGTCACGTTGACACCCAATGCTAGTGACCAGTTTGCCCTTGGGCAGAACGTCTTAAGCGTTGACACTACTAACCCCAAGGGTTCACGCATCCAGAACACCTCAGCTCACACTAGTCACGTTAACGTCATAATGAAGCGTAGTGCAGATAATTCTCTGTGGCTACTGTATGACGTCAACAACGACAGTGAGACTATCACTGATATCACACAGATGACTGTGGACATCATCGAGTTCTTGGACTTCCAAAATCTACCCACGTCACTTCAGGTGTACATCTACAAGTCAGCTGCACATGAGTTCCAGAAAGGCTCTGTGGCATCCCAGGTACTCTATGAGTTCACCAAGGAAGACGTGCAGATGGCTATGATTGATGCCATCCAAGATGATGCACGCAACGAGGACGCTAACGTCCTTAAAGACAACAGGCAAGCACGTGAAGTGGCGTACAGGTACAACCCAACATACGGGACATAACAAATGGGACAGAAGGTAAGTGGAGTAATTCCCACCTTGTTTGGTGGTGTCTCCCGTCAACCACAGCAGGTACGACAACCCAACCAAGTCCAGGAGATGACAAACGCTTTTCCTTCTGTTGTCACAGGAGGCTTTGAGAAGCGTCCATGCACAAGGTTCATATCTGACCTGACATTCCTGGATGTAGCCAAGACGTACAAGATACACGGCATCAACCGTAGTGCTACTGAGCATTTACTTTGTGCCTTTGAAGGTGGGACCACGCCCAGCGTAACCGTCTTTGACGCAGACACTGGGGCACAGAAGACCGTTGTTATTGGGGACTCAATACGTGAGTTCCTGGTAGAGCAGGACGGTATCAACAACACACAAGTCATACAGGTGGATGGTGCAGACTATGTTAAACAGGTTGCCTTCGGCAGTGGTGAGACTGAGTTCTCGTGGACGTACGAACTTTCTGACGCCAGTACCGTATTCAAAGTTGAGGGAAGTGTTGACGGCGTCGTATGGAACGACATTGCCACAGGGAAGACGGGTGCGAGTGGAACCTTCACTACCACCATTGATGCTGTCGCCACAGGTGACCACAACTACCTGAAGTTCACCACAACTACCGGAGCATCAGCCGCAGATGACACCATCTCTATACGTGCTGCGTTCCAAGACCTAACGTATCTACTTGGGGCATCCCCTAAGACTGACTTCTGGGTAACCTCAGTGGCTGACTACACGTTTATGTGTAACCGCAACGTAGCCACACGTATGGGTCCAGCTGACTCAGGTACACTCACTGGCACAAAGCAAACTTTTAGTGACCTCCCGACTGCCCACGGTGCTGGGTCCATCTACCGAGTGACTGGTAATGACTCTGATGGCTTTGGCTCCTACTTTGTGAAGGACTCTACCGGCAGCGTGTGGACTGAGACCGTAGACCCTGTTGGGGTAAATGCCTTTGATGAGTCCTCTATGCCCCACCAGTTGGTGCGGTCTGCGGATGGCAATACATTTACCTTTAGTGCATCCACGTGGGAACCTAGGGGTGCTGGTGACTTTGAACTTAACCCTCCACCTGGGTTCATCAATGGTATTGTCAATGACGTTACGTTCTACCGTAACCGGCTTGGGTTCCTCAGTGATGAGACGGTGTATCTGTCCCAGGCAGGAGACGTGTTCAACTTGTTTGCTGAAAAGGCAACCGAAGTTCTCGATAGTGACCCTGTGGAACGTGGAGCTACAACCGAGCAGGTTAACATCCTCCAGTTTGGAACCGTCTTCCGTAAACTCTTGTTTCTCACTAGTGCAAACGCACAGTTTGAACTTGAGAGTGGCGAGGGCCGTGCCCTTACACCTGAAACGGCTGAGCTTAACCAAGCGACAACCTACAGGGCATCACGTAAGGCTAAACCTACGTCTATGGGGGACGTACTCTACTTTCCTTCAGAGGTGGAAGACACCGCAGTTATCTATGAGTACTATTTCCAGGACAACTCATTTAGCAACACAGCTACGGATGTAACGCGCCACGTACGTACGTACATCCCAACCAGCGTTGAGTATATGCAAGGTGATGCTGCTGCACAGAAGCTGTATGTTCTATGTGACTCAGAGCACAACGCTCTGTACCTCTATACAACGTTTTTTGATGACGCTGAGAAGCTACAGTCAGCATGGTCCAAGTACACCTTCGGTGCCTCTGAGACTCAAGCTTACATCCATGGGTTTTACCTGTTTGAAGGCAAGTGTCATCTTGTGATTGAACGTGCAGATGGCAACATGTACCTAGAGATAATGTCTCTGACGCGTGAGTCCATTGCCACAGGTATGCCTTGGATGCCTTTGCTTGACCAACGTGAGAAGGTAACTGGGACGTACAACGCAGGCACTGGGCTAACCACTTTTACAACCAGCTGGGACAATGAGGATGACGCTGAGATTATCTTAGGGACTGACTTCCCAGTACCAGGGCAGCAACTTAAGGTTAATGCCTACGCTACTGCATTTACCATAACCGTAAAGGGAAACTGGTCTGCTGGTCCAGTGTACATAGGTAGGCCCTACACGATGACCGTGGAGCTATCTAAGATATACGTACGTGAAAACAACGCCCCCATCTTAAATGGACGCCTACAGTTACAAGACCTTACGATTCTTTTTGAGTTGACTGGGTACTACAAGCTACAGGTAACGTCTGATGGTGGACGTGACGTAAAGTCTGAAACGTTTGAAGGTAAGATACTTGGTGGGGGGTTAGCGGTTGATGATGCTACTTTGGACGACTCAGGTGCACAAAAGCACACCATTCATTCCCGAGGTGAAGACACCAAAATTGAGCTTATGAATGACACAGCCTCACCATCCGTTATCACGTCCATCCAGTGGCGCGGTTTTTTCAACGAGCTGAGTAGACAAGGCTAAGGAGGTCTTATGACAGCAGCAACAGCTGTACAGATGGCCTTTAGTGGCCTACAAATGATGTCTGAGAACGCTGCGGTATCAAAGCGTATTTCAGCCCGTTCAAGGCAACGTGACCGTGAGGTTGCTGAGCTAAACCGGCAACAGAAACGCGAAAACGAGGTAGCGCGTGAGAAGAAATCAGACCGTGCACGTGAGTACGCCATACAACTCGGGACACTGAGAGCATCTTCTGCCGACGGTGGTGTAACCAAAGCAGCACTAGCAAGAGCTGGGGGTGCCGCTGGGTTTATCGCAGGTCTAGATAAGGCACGCATTGAGTCCAACAGACAAGAGATAGCCTCACAGAAAAGATCCCAACAGGTGGCATTGATAGAAGAGACCGCAGCTGCCAACAGTGCAGATCAAACTCGTAAGCGTCAGAACACCTTGAGTTTCTTTGGTAACGCTGCGGGTACATACTTCCAAAGGGCATACTCATCAACACCAACCCGAGCCCCCGTATATGACCGCAGTGTAGCTCTGAATAGATTTGGGTCTACACTGGGAGACAGACCGGGCAGGATCGGTCATTATTAACAGATTCTAACAGGAAACAACAATGGCATTACCAGACATCAACAAACGTCCGCAACAGCGTACGCAAACGTTGACGCGACCAATAGCCAACACAGCTAAGTACATTGATGTACAGAATGCAGGTGCTGGATTCAACAGTATCTCTAAAGCGTTCGGTGTATGGGCGGGTAAACTCCAGGAAGAGGAAGCTGCTCAACAGAAGATTGATGCATCTAAAGCTGTCTCTCAGTTCTACTTGGATCTTCAAGAAGACGGGGACAAAGCTTGGGATGCACTGAAGAGAAATGATTACAGTGGGTATGATATCCAGAGGTATCTTAAGGTACCTGGGGTAGCTCAGCTGTTACCTCAGACTGTATCTAAGGCTATGTCCTTTGGTATAGCTCAGGATATAACCAAAGGTCTACAGCAACTAGGACCTGGGGAAGACCCTCAAGCATGGGCTAATGAACACCTGGAACAACAGTTGCAGGGCGTGTCAGATCCAAGGATAACCGTAGGTCTGCGTGAGACAGTCATGGGCCTGGTCGGTAAGGATATTACCAAGGTCCGTACTGCAAATGCTAAGGTCTACAACGAAGGTCAAGCAGACAGGTTTCGGTTGTTTACTCAGGATGCCTTGTCTAGAGGTACTCCTTTGGCGGACATGCTGGACCAGATGGATGTGACGGCTGCATCCATGAGTGGTAACACTCTGACCAACAGGGATGCACTTAAGAACACTCTGGTATCAGAGCTGGTAGCCATGGAGGTTGGGAGTGATCCTGCACTGTCAGATTACGCCTCCAGTGTCCTCAACAGTCCTATTGGCAATTCTCTGAGTTTGCGTCAGAGCTTAAGTGACCAAGAGTATGCAGAGAAACGAGCTGCAGCTATTAAAGCTCAGAGTGCCACTAGAACCAGCGCTTACAATCAGGCTGTACTGGATGCTAAGACGGCGCTTAATCTAGCAACTAATGAGTCGTCAGCGCGTAATGCATACATAACCTTCATGAACAGGGTCAACTCAGAGACTGGGGGTAAAGCAACAAAAGAAACTCTGGCTGTACTTAAGGAGCTGAATGCCGCAGTCAAACGCATTAAAGCAGGAGCTGCGTCTGGTGGACTAAGTCTCAACCAAGGAGATGTTGGGACACCCCCTCTTAACCAGGGAAGCTCTAGTGCTGCATCTGGAAGCTCTGCTGCTGCTGCGGAGGGTACACCTTTTACCTTCAGAAACATGAGTAGTGCGGAGTTAAATAAGAACGCACGTGACATACTTGAAAATGCAGGTGGAGGTAAACTCCCTGATGAGCTATGGGCAGCACTGGCTGAAGAAGGGTACCGGTTTAATAAAGGTATCGCAGACCAACTGGCACGCAGGTTGCTCGACCTTGAGGTTGCCTTCAATGACATCAATCAATACAAGACGATACTGAACAACAAAGACAAGTACAAGAGGTTCAATCTAGACGATTTGTTTGGTACCAACAACGCCACTAATAACTCTATCAGTTTGTTAATGGCATTCCTCATGAACAGAGATACGTCAACTAAAAATTCGTATCTTAAAGCGCGTGAGTTGTTTGAAGCGGAGATAGGTCCAGGTCTTAATTTGGGCCTACAGAAAGCATCCAGTGGTTTGTTGTCGAATTTGAATGTAGACAGTACAGAGACTGAGCTGGTAGATGTTGTATTAGAAGATAGCGAAGCTCGTGAGATACTGATGGATCACATGGGAATTGACGTAGAGGGTTCACTGGGATCCCAGTTGAGAGGGCGCGTAGAGCGAGCAGCTGGACTGGTAGCAATGCAACTGAGCAACAGAACAGGGACGGTAGATATAAAGTCTGTTGCTGACGGTATGCGTTTGTTCTTGAGAAAAGGAGGTTACAGTACAGGACAGACTCCTGAAGGTGATACGATAGTAGAAGAAAGCAAGCCACGCACTGGTGTTAGTCCTATGACTGGGAAGAACACAACCCAGCCCCCTCGGTCCTTAACTCAAGAGGAATTCAAGGGTGCTCAGTTAGGTACAGGCTTAGGAGTATCTGCAAAGAATAACGGTGGCTATGCTGATGTCACACACAGAGTTAGTGGTCGTATAATTCCATTCACACTTGATGATGGGCACACAGTTATACCTTGGGACATAGCACGTAACATCGTAGGCTATGCTCATCACATGAGGATACCTGACCAAGACCCAAATAAACGTAGTCCAAGGACTGTGCACAGCTTTGGTAAATCTAGTCTTCGTGCAGGTAGTCATAAGTTGGTTGAGACAGTGGAGGAACTTGAAGAGTCCCAAGCTGGAGCAGCTCTACAAACTGACTATGGTGTTGTGGTCACTCCACCACAGACAAAGACAGGTGAAGCACCTAAGATTGGTGAGCGTGTCTTTATTGATAGAACTGGTTTCCTGAGCTGGGAATATCAGGAGAATGGTTGGACTCTACAAGTCAACACGGATAAGTACGATAGGTTTATTGATCAGAAGAAACAGCCTGTACTCCGTAATATCTTCAGTATGCTGGGTGATGTTGTGAATGGGTTTAATAAGAACCCAGATCAAGCTGCTGTTAACAAGCAACTAGCGGAGCTTCCTCCATCAGAACGGGCAGCTAAAGTACTGGCGATGCTAGAGGATGAAACAAAAGCTCTCACTAAGAATCTGGAGAGACACCCAGATATACAAGCTTCGTTAGCAGCCTTCGATAAAGCACCGCGTACTGAGGCTAAACCTGAGGCTAAACCTGAGACACCCCCAGCTAAACCTAAGAGTTCACGGAAGTACTCCTTCCTGAACCGCTCCCAGATTGATGCTTTGTCTCCAAATGTCCCCAGTAAGACACTAGCAGGCCCAGTTGAAGAGCCCTCAGTAACCAGCCGTAAGTATTGGTTCCTGAGTAAGCGTCTTGTAGAAGCTATGCGTGCAGTTTCATACACACCAGTCACACCTGCTGATGAAGCCGCGCCACCTAAGGTTGACGAGAGTGAAGCTGAGTTTACCGCAGCACTCGCAACTACCTTTGAGCTGCTAGGGGCATTGTCTGAAGAGCTTCCTGCTACTCAACCCGCGCAGACCGAAGAAGAAGAGCCTGTGGTCAAAGCTATTAGAGACACAGGTATCGTAGAACACCTCAAGGCATTTGATAAGCTTATCAAAGGACCTGAGGCACCCTCAGCTCCCCCAGCACCCCCAGCTCCTACGGCTCCTCCGGCTCCTCCGGCAGTACCTGGAGAGCAAGACGTCAGACCTGAGGGTATGCAGGACAGCTTGGATGCGTTTGATAACCCACCTGAGACAGACAAGGTCTTGGATGGTCCATCCTTCCTGGATTCCCTAGGTAAGGTCTTTGGTTTGCTTAAGAACATGGTAACGAGCCCAGAAGTTGTGGATGATGTGGCTGCTTCAGAATTGAGAGATGATATTCCTTCAATCGATGACGTTAAAGTTGAGAATGAAACAGAAGCAAATATAGCCAAAGACATGGTCATCAGAGATGAGGCGCCGCCATCTGTTACAGAGA